AAATGGATCTTTTAGAACAACTAACAGAGGGGGAATAGAGTGACACAACAGGTTCAGCCAACAGGAACGACAATAGATATGGTCAATGGTTTAACTGAAATTGCTGACTACATGAAGGATGAAGAATTAACAATGGCTTTAACAATGATTGCTAAGTTAATCATTAAGCCAGATGTTCCGCTTAATGTTGCTACCGTAGAAATCGTAAGACTTCAGGCAATAGCAGCAAAAATGTCATTTAGAGCAACTTGGATGGCTAACGTAGACAAAAGTGACAGGGCAAAAAAGAACATATATTTCACGGCAGCAGAATCAATTAACAACTTAGTCTCAGCACTCAAATACATAATACGCTAACCTGCTATACTTATATAAAACAAAGGATGAAAATGACTAAAAACTTATTAAAACAGATTATGATTAAGCAAGATGAACCAATACATAACGGAGATGTTGACTATACTGAAGGTTTGGTAGATGCTATCCAAAAAGGATACATTGCTGACATTAAGCCAAAATTTACTAAAAAATATTCTTTCTCACCATCAGGATTGGCTTGGGGGTCTGGAGAGTGTGCTCGTTTCTGGTACCTTGCATTTGATGGTCAAGTATTTTATGATGATGCAAGTCCTTACGGTGTAGCAAATAGAAATAGCGGTACTTTAAGTCATGACAGAATTCAAGATGCAATGATTAGTGCAGATATTCTTGATAAGAGTATGGAGTTTGAAACAACAGAGCGAAAGTATGGCAAACAAAAACATCCTGCATTAGAATTTACAGTTAAAGTAGATGATCCACCAATATTTGGTTATGGCGATGCAATGCTTGATTTTAATGGACAGTCTATTGTTGCTGAAATTAAAACAATGCCAAATGATGGATTTGAGTATAAGAAAGCAAGCAGGAAGCCTAAAGGTGGGCACCTAATGCAATTGTTAATGTATATGAAAATATTAAATAAAGATAAAGGCGTTTTAATTTATGAAAATAAAAACAATCACGAGTTATTAACACTTCCAGTACAGGTTAATGACGAGTATCGTAAGTGGATTGATTACGCATTTAACTGGATGAGGCAGGTCCGTAAGGCTTGGACAGACAGAGAAATTCCAGTTAAAACATATAGGTCTAACTCTAAAATCTGCAAGGGTTGTCCTATTCAAAAAGCCTGTGCAGAGGCAGAAACAGGGGTTCTTAAAATTAAACCTCTTGAGGGGCTTAGTGAAACTTTGTGAAAAGTGTAACAAAGGCTTTACACCTAAAGTAACTTATCAAATTTATTGCGGCACTGAGTGTCGATCATCTGCAACAAAAGATAAAATAGTAGAAAGATATCAATTAACTCGTAGGCAAAAAAGAATTGGAAAAGTCAGAAAATGTTTTGGTGGTTGTGGACAACAACTATCTATATATAACGATTCTGGCTTTTGTTCTAATTGCAACGTAAGTAAAAAAGAAGTAAACAAAATGTTAAAAGAGATAAAGGGGTTTTTTGATTATGAACAAGACTAATCAACCAACAAGAATTTGTTCTATTGATGCTAGTACTAATAGCCTTGCATATGCGGTGTTTGATAATAAAGACCTTAAAGAAATTGGTAAAATAAATTTTGAGGGAAATGACATATATTTAAAAGTAGGAGATGCAGCAAGAAAAACTAAAGCATATTTTGAAACGGTAATGAAGGCAGATGCTATCGTAATTGAACATACTGTATTTATGAATAGCCCAAAAACTGCTGCTGACCTTGCATTAGTTCAAGGGGCATTGCTTGGTGCTGCTGCCATGTGTGGCATTAGAACAGTGGGAAAGGTTTCTCCAATTACTTGGCAAAACTATTTAGGTAATAAAAAATTAACAAAAGAAGAACAAATGTTAATTAGATCTAAGAATCTTGGTAAATCAGATTCTTGGTACAAGTCTTTTGAAAGGCAATTTAGAAAAGAAAGGACTGTGAAATTAATTGAAATCATTTATGATAAAAATATTAACGATAATGACGTTGCTGACGCTTGTGGTATCGGTCATTGGGCTATTAATAATTGGGATAAGGCAATAGGAAAAATATAATGCCAGAACTAAATGCCAACATACCACCTATAGAGTGCTATGTTCGTGGAAACTATTTAAGGAATCAATTAGATAGTCATGACAAGTATTTCCCATGTGTTATATTTGGTGTTGCTAGTATAAAAAGCAGAAGTCCTTTATGTCACATAATGATGGAAGACGGTGGGCTATGGTGGAGATTGCCAATTAGTGCATTTTGTACAAAACCTGGAGTTCCTGAAGTAGACTTACACAATTTAGTTTTATGGAACTCCTTTAGCCATCACATATCTGTGACTAAATTTGAAAATCTTACAAACCTTAGAATGTCATATATTGATAGAACAAAGACAAGACATGATGGAACATATCTCTTTACTCTTGACTGGCATAATCCAGATGCAAACGTTATGGATGACGGGTATTCAGAAAGTCCTTCTGAGCACAAATGTGGACACGTCATACAACGAGATGATGGCAACTTTGCTGTTCAGCCCAATAATAGAGTTCGTATTTATGAACCTTCCTTTACCCTGAAAAAAGATTATGTTATTGAAAGAATAATTAATGATTATAAATGGGATGTTGAAAATCAAAATAAATGGATGCTGGAAGACTCTGATAAATTTTATTATGATATTAATACAAAAGAGGTTGACAAATAATACTATGAGTGGTAAACTGTATACAAGTGAGGTTTGGCTTCGTAAGAGATATCTTATAGATAAAAAATCTCCACAAGATATTGCTAAAGAATGTGGGGCAAGCATAGAAACAATCTATGTATACCTTGCAAAATTTGGATTAAGGAAGTCAAAACGATGAGTAATAATTTAAATATTACGGTTGATCAAGTTAATCATCCGTTACATTATACAACTGACCCAAGTGGCGTAGAGTGTATAGAAATTACAAGACACCGAAATTTTAACATAGGGAATGCTTTTAAATATTTGTGGAGGGCGGGATTAAAAGATGAGGCTAAAACAATACAGGATTTAGAAAAAGCAATTTTTTATATTAAAGATGAAATAAATAGATTAGAAGGTAAATATCATGTCAACTGAGTCAGACTTAGTAAATCATCTTGATGAAGTAAACAAAGTCGTTGCAGAGTATCTTAAAGGTCAAGATCCTACAAAAATTTCTAAAGAGTTAGATATTCCAAGAACTCGTGTTGTTTCATTAATTAATGAGTGGAAGGTTATGGCATCTGCTAATGATGCTATTCGTGCTCGTGCCAAAGAGGCACTTGCTGGCGCTGATGCACACTACAGTAAATTAATAACAAGATCTTATGAAGTTATTGATGAAGCATCAATGACAAATAATCTTAGCGCAAAGACTCAAGCAATTAAGTTAGTTATGGATATTGAAAAATCTAGAATTGAAATGTTACAAAAGGCTGGATTGTTAGAAAATAAAGAACTTGCAGAAGAAATGATTCAAATTGAAAAAAGGCAAGAGGTATTGGTTGAAATACTTAGAGAGATTGCTTCTACGCATCCAGAAGTGCGTGATTTAATTATGCAACGTCTTTCTCAGATTGCCAAAGAAGGAGAAGTGATTACAATTGTCCACGATGTTCAATGATTTTCTTGAAGTATTAAAAGAAAATCAATTTGAAGAAAAGCCAGTAGACGCAAAAACATTTGTTGAGTCTTCTGAATATTTAGGACAACCACCATTATCTTCAATTCAATATGACATTGTAGAAGCAATGAGTCAAATATACAAAAAAGAAGACTTACAAGAATTATATGGATCTGTAGAGGGGGCAAGATATTATGATAAATATACTAAAAATGAAATCATTTTACAGTTGGGCAAAGGTTCTGGTAAAGATTTCACCTCTACTGTTGCTTGTGCTTATATTGTTTATAAGTTACTATGTCTCAAAGATCCTGCAAGATATTTCGGAAAACCAAGTGGAGATGCAATAGATTTAATTAACGTTGCTATTAACGCACAACAAGCAAAAAATGTTTTCTTTAAAGGTTTTAAAACAAAGATTGAGAAGTCTCCGTGGTTTGCTGGTAAGTATAACGCTAAAGCAGATTCAGTTGAGTTTGATAAATCAATTACAGTTTATTCTGGTCACTCTGAAAGAGAATCGCATGAGGGTTTAAACTTATTGCTTGCAGTGCTTGATGAGATTTCTGGTTTTGCATCTGAGGTTGGCACTGGTAATGAACAAGGTAAAACTGCAGAAAATATTTATAAAGCATTTCGTGGATCTGTAGATTCTCGTTTTCCAGATCTTGGTAAGGTAGTTTTACTTTCTTTTCCACGGTATCAAGGAGACTTTATTTCTAAAAGATATGATGATGTAATTGCAGAAAAAGAAACAATAGAAAAGAAACATATTTTTATTATGAATGAAAACTTACCACACAATGACATAAATAATCAATTTGAAATTAGTTGGGAAGAAGATAGCATTATTTCATATAAGGTTCCAAAAATTCTAGCACTTAAAAGACCAACATGGGAAGTAAATCCTACTAGAAAGATAGATGATTTTAAACTAGCATTTTATACAGACTTAGGAGATGCAATGATGCGTTTTGCTTGTGTTCCTACATATGCGTCTGATGCGTTTTTTAAACAAAAAGATAAGTTACAAAAATGTATGAATACCAGAAACCCTGTAGATTCTTTTAGAAGGTTTGACGAAACATTTAAAGCAGATCCAGAAAAAATATATTATATCCATGCTGACCTTGCACAAAAACATGACAAGTGTGCTGTTGCTATTGCTCATGTTGATAAATGGGTTAATATTCAGGTTATTAAAGATTATGAGCAGGTAGCCCCTATTGTTGTTGTTGATGCCGTTGCTTGGTGGGAGCCAAGAGCAGAAGGACCAGTGAATTTATCAGAGGTAAAGCAGTGGATTATTAACTTACGTAGAGAAGGTCTCAACATTGGTATGGTTTCTTTTGACCGTTGGCAATCATTTGACATTCAAAATGAGTTGCAGGCTGTTGGAATTAGAACAGAAACAGTATCTGTTGCTAAAAAACACTACGAAGATTTGGCTATGATGATTTATGAAGAGCGTGTTGCAATGCCAATGATTCCATTGCTGCTAGAAGAAATGTCAGAATTAAAAATAATGAAAGGCAATAGAGTTGACCATCCTCGAAAAAAATCAAAAGATTTAGCGGATGCAGTTTGTGGAGCGGTATTTTCAGCAATTTCACATACTCCAAAGACTAATAATACAGAGATAGAGGTCCACACTTGGAGTTCTGCAACACGACTTGCGGAGAAGCAGCAACGTATGGTAGAATTAGATAGTCGGGAAATACCTAACGATGTTAAGGATTTTCTAGATAAACTAAACTTAATATAAACTAATAAGGAGAAGAATGAATTCATTTAAGAAACTTGCCACAGTCTTGGCTGCAGCCTTGACACTTGGCGTGATGTCGGCACTTCCGACACAGGCTACAGTATATGCTGACGTTGTCACCATCGATGCCGTAGCAGATACAATTAATCCTGGTGAGACTGCAACAGCAGTAGTATCAGTATCATTTTTGGGAACAAGTATTGGAGATACCGTTTCGGTAATATCTGCAGTACTATCTGCCCCATCTACTGCTAGCGTTCCACAGTTTGCCGTTACAGAAACATCTAGCGCAACAGTGGCACTATCAGCAGACACAAAAACAGCAGCAGTATCTCCAGCAACTAATACTTCTGGTTATGTTACTGCAAAGTTGACATCATCATTTTATGTGCCTACCGTCGCTGGATCATATGTAGTTAGATTTATCCCTACATTGACTAGCGCATCTGGTTCAGTTACATCTGCTGCCCTTACATGGACAGTTACTGTTACCGCTCCAGATCTTAAGGCATCAACTGCTTATACAACATCTATTTTAAATGCTGGTGAAACAATCTCAGCAACAACAGATGCTACTGTATATGCTTCAAAGACAGTCTCATCTGATGCAGCAGCAGTTATTGTTTTAACTCAAAAGAATGCTGTTAATGCTTCTGCTTCAGAATCTGTTACAGCAACAATTTCAGGAGCGGGTATGTTGGGTTATGGTACAAACCATACAACAATTAACGGTCTTGGTAGATCATTAGTTGTACCTGCAGGAAACTACATTGGAGTATTCTCTGATGGAACATCTGGCGTAGGAACAATTACTCTTACTTCACAATCTGGAGCATTGTTAGCAACAGAAAAAGTAACGTTTTATGGTGACATTGCCAAAGTTGTTACAACTGTAAAGAAGCCAGCAATTGCTGTAGGTTCTAATGCAGACGCAATTTCTGCCGTAGCATATGATGCTGCTGGCGTAGTTGTAGGAGCAGGAACATTAACAGTTACTTCAAATGATCTTACAGTAATCAGCAACTCAGCAACAACTGCTTCTATTTCTAATGGTGAAGCGTTGTTTTCTTTGGCTGGTGTTAAGACTGGTTCAGCAGGTGTAGTAGTAAAGAGTGGAACAATCTCTGCAGACACAGTTACTGTGCGTGTAGAGGCTGCCGTTGCTTCTATTAAGTTGGCTTTTGATAAAGCAAACTATGTAGCAGGAGAGCAAGCCACAATTACTCTTTCACCAGTTGATGCAACAGGTGCCGTATTGTCTGGAAAGACATATGCTAACCTACTTGCTTCTACAGGAATTACTACAAGTTATTCTTTTGGTGGATCAAGCGATACCATTACTGCAACATCTATTACAACTGACGCAAATGGTGTAAAAACTTACAAGGTTTACATGCCATTATCTGCAGGAGCAGTTACTATCAGCGCAACTGGTGGAACTGATTTACCAGTAGCGGGTCAAGTAAAGGTGTCAGCATCTGCAACAGTAACCGATTCAGCATCACAAGCACTTGCTGCTGTGGCTGCATTATCTGTAACCGTTGCACAACTTAAGACATTAATTACAACCTTAACTAATCTTGTATTAAAGATTCAGAAAAAGGTTAAGGCTTAACAACTCCTTATAAAAATTGAGGGTAGATTAATTTCTACCCTCTTTTTTATTGCATAAAAATGGTATAATTACTAATATAATTACACATTGGAGAGCCTTATAATTGACTAACCTTAAACGAAGACTAGTATTAGCCTTTGGGGTAGGGTTGTGTTTAACAATTTTTGGGATAATGGCTCCTGATCGTGCTCATGCTACAGAAAATCAAGAACAAGTTGTTGTAAGCCCTGCTCAACAAGCAGTTAATACAGCCCTTGCAACAGCCACTACAGAGGTTCAACAGGCTATTACAGCCACGGATACTGCCACCGCCACCATAGCCGTAGCAGTTGCTGAAAGGGTAGAGGCTCAGGCAGCGGTAGATACAGTGACAGCCACAATAGCAGTAGCACAATCAGACGTAGCCTTAGTAGACACAGCGACAGCCACAATTAGTTCTGTAGATTTATCTGTTACACCAATAGATCAAAGTTCGCAGGTAGTTCAAGATGCTAAAAATACTATTATTACAGCACAAACCTCCATAAATAATATTGACACATCAACTGCACAAGTACAAATATCTGAAGTCATTGCAGCAAAAACAGCAGCAGCAACAGCACAAGCAACTGCACAAACCGAACTAACTCAAGCCAACATTGCAATTGATAATGCACAAACAGCAGTTAATAATTTGCAAGCCACCATTGGAACTAGCACAAATGTTTTGGCTGGAGTAGATGATGCTGGTGTTCAAATGAATCTTCCGTTCGGAATGCAAATGGGTGGAACTGTTTACAACAATGTATTCGTTGGAT